AAACTAGCAGGCATGTTACCATCGTAGTGTGCCTTGACTTCACGATTTGCACTCCATAGCCTAACTGAACGTATTTTAACAAATGGTAGCGTTTCAAAAATAGATTTAAGAAACTTGGGCTGACTGGTTGCAAGTGCAGTTGATATTTTAGTATTCCACGCTGCCTTAGCCAACAAAGTAGTGTCTTCATACATGGCAAGACCTTCCCATTGAGTAAAAGACATGCCAGGATTATCGTTACCCAATGCGCCTCGATCAATATGTTGACGTGCAACTGCTACAACTTCACTATTCCATATTCGCCAAAACTCGTTTACATCATCTAATACAAACTTGGGCAGCGCCAATGGCAATGCACCAATGCCAGAATACTTCTTTACTAGCTTTGGCACATGGTCAAGATTGATTATGTTTTCCAAACTCATTCTTCTAATAGATGTTTTTTATCAATAATCGTTTTAAACTCTTCAGCAGTATCAAGTGCCTCTTTCTTTTTATAAATGCTTGGCCAAGTCAATGCTAACCTTGCATTAATATCGATCCATTCCTTAGTAGCATCAGTATCAACTACAATAGCATTGATTGGACATTCTGGAACACATACTGCACAGTCAATGCAACCATCAGGATCAATTACAAGAAAGTTAGGACCTTCTTTAAAGCAATCAACTGGGCATACATCTACACAGTCGGTGTACTTGCACTTAACACAACCTTCAGTTACTACAAATGTCATTTTAGATTTTCCAATTCGATTCAATATACTCTTTGTCATCTGGCTTATTGCCAGTTAGTCCTAACATGCCGCGATAGGCTTGCCATGCTTCCTGTACCATTGGGTCTTCATGACCACCAGTAGGCAACAAGTCTGCCCAAACACATTCTTCAGGCATTTGGCTTCTGTATGAACCAAAGTTACGTGGCTGGTGGATTTTACCTTCTCGGAACAATACACTAGCAACACCCTGGCATTCAGCTTCGTCTAGTCCCACCAAGTAGTTATCCCGCCACATGTAATCAGAGACAATGCCAACTAACTGTTCTTGTGTTGTGAAACGTGTACCTGACACGATTACAATAACATCACTTTCATCTACTGTACCGTTGACAATATCACGGATGCAACGACCTAAACTAAATCCAACTTTCATTTTGTACTCCTCGTCCACCAAGATTCCCACGGAAAATCTACCCACATATTGTTTTCAAATTTATTGATTACTATACCATGATAGTCGCTATATTCATCACTTGCATCATTTTCAACTAAACTTGCCCAACGTACATTGTTATGCCAATGCTCAGAATCAAACTCAGAATTTACACCTGCAACTGATGATGCCCAATCTGCGCGAAGCCATGCTTGAGTTGCACCAGTATCATTGATATCATCAACTAACAAAATTTGTTTACCTTCAATTACTTCTTCAGGTGCCCATAGCAATGATTGTGTGCCTTCGCCGCCGTTCTCGCGCAACGATACTTTAACACTCTGATGCGGTACCTTTAAGTAATGACTAATCATACTCGATGCAACAAGTCCACCACGATCAATCCCAATAACAAGATCTGGGATCCATCGATCAATTTGCATCTGTTGAACAATGGTCTGACATTGGTGTTCAACATCTTCCCACGATAGTAAAAGTTTATGTGTCGTCATTTGGTTCTCCAAGTAGTTTCTCTAACATTTTAAATTCGTCGTATGCTGCTTTAAGCATTGGATACTTTTCAAGTTGCTCAAAATTTGGAGTCAAAATTAGCAAACGCTTTTTAAGAGTTTCCATCATGTCGGCTAGTTCGTCAATATCAATTGTGCTATTGGCTGTCTTGATAGTGTTCTTACCATACTCGGTAGTGTCTGCCTTTAATGTAGCACTGCCAGCAAATGAAATACTAGATCCATTTGCCCAATTATTAACACCAATACCAACACTACCAACACTACCAACACTAACACTCGCTAATCCTACGCCAGTAGCTATTGAATAGTCGCTTAGATCGATACTACCAATCTCTTGTGCAATTATACCAACAGTTGTATTAGTTTCATCCCATGCAAACTGAATAGGAGTTATATCAGCTACTGTGCTTACATGGTCTTTTGAATCTTCATCCATTGTCATCACCGTGGGGCAAATTCTTGTTGCATTTTGATATTGTCAAAGAACTCTTTCTTTGTACTTTGGTCATCTTTGAATGCACCTTTGAGTACAGTTGTCTGCGTTAGGCTAGAGTGTGCCATGATACCGCGATTCTCACAGCAACCGTGTGTGGCTTGAATATACACTGCTACGTTTTCGCTATCAGTTGCTTTGGAGATCTCCCTAGCAATATCATTACAAAGTTCCTCCTGGAGAGTACCTCGTCTTGCACACCACTGGGCGATGCGGGTATACTTGCTAAGGCCAATGAGTTTGTTAGCAGCCAAAATGCCAATATAAGCAACGCCAGCAACGGGTTGGTGATGATGGCTACACATAGAGCGCAACTCACTACGTACAACGAGCATACCTTCATAACGGTCCGCCGAGTCGTTTGGAAATGCTGTTGCGTCTGGTGCTGGTTCATATCTACCTGCCATAATTTCGTTAAAGTACATCTTAGCAAGTCGTCTTGCAGTACCTTTGGAGTTTGGATCGTTTTCACGATCAATGAGCAATGTATCTAATACACGCTCGAAAGCTTCTGTTGCTTCGTTGATCAATAGTTCCTTGTCAGCATCGCTAACATATTCGCTAATGTTGTCGCCAGCCCAAAAACGTTTGTTATTGCGTTTCATTTTAAAGCGAAGGTAATCTCCCAAGTACTTGCCTTCTTGATAGCCGCCATCGCCTGCCATTGCGTCTAGGGCTGTTTCTTTTTTAATATATACTTCTTTTTGCAAAGGCACATATTCGTCTTGCTTAAACTCACGCTCATCTTTCTTGGTGAGTGCTGTGTTCTGTTCAAATTCTTTTGTCAATTTTATTTTCTCCGAGTTAATGACGTGGATGTCATATTGTTTATTGTAGCATCTATTTAGGAATTTAGCAAGACTTCGCTTGGCCAAGTGAGCAAATAAAGCATTAAATCTTCTGGCTGATTAAAATGGATCATCAATGTAATGTCCATTTCACTAAAGTACTTTTGCATTTCTGGACTCATTTTACCGGCCCTGCGCCAATTAAACGGAACACCTTTGAAATCGGTTGCATACCAACGTTGTTTACAATTAGCAATCAACCAACTTCTAATCTCTCTTAAACTTGTAATTGGAATTACAGTTTTAGCAGAATGCGATACTTTATTTGAGATTGGTTGCAGCATAGAATGCACTTGCTCGCAAGTCATCCCAGCCACCAATCAAATTACCATCAATGATGATCTGCGGTACAGTTCTGGCAGTTGGTACTGCTGCTATTAGATCTTCGCGTGTAAATCCATCAACCCCAACACGGTGTTCGGTGTACGTCAATTGCTTGCTGTTGAGCCATGCTTTTGCGTGCTCACAATAAGGGCACGGATCTTTGCTGTAAATTACAATAGTGGTCATATTGACTTTCTAATCATATTAATCATTGATCCTAATGATTGCTCGTCTGGTACAAACGGTACCCATTCTTCTGGTAAATTAAAAATCATGTTTTAGTATCCTGCTTATTAGCCAACGCATACTTTGCTTGAGCTTCTTTAAGCTGTAAAGTAGTTAGTCCGTGCCAGCCAATGCATTTACCCGTTGGACTGCGGCCACAACCACACTTGCCAAATTCTTCTGGATTCTCTTTTACTCTGATTTGCATCTTATGCCTTTGAAGTATCGTAAGTTTGTGCAAAGATATCTTTCTTTACTGCACCGTAATCACCTGTACCGTGACGCACAATGTAATCATTACCTGCTGTATAGTTTAAGTCGCCCCACGATGTTTTTAATACACCGTCGTGGTCTGCGAGCTTTGCAACTTTGTCAATTTTCTTTGGCGTAGCAGTGTTGTTGCTATTATCATCATAAAAGTCAGCAAACTTTTGCGGAGTAATCGGGTACTTTTCTCCCTTGGGGCCAGTTATAATTTTATGGCCAGCAATATAATTAACTGGTCCTTCTAATGTTTCAACTGTACCCGGCTCTATTGCTGTTTGATACTTAATAGGTGTTGGCTTTTTAAAAGTCTCAAAGCTGCCTTGGCTAAACCAAGCGTCGGTTACACCGTTTTCTAATTCATTGATCTTCATTTTGTTTCCTTATTTAATTCTGACTCGTACACACGGCGGCGCAAACTACTTGATGAAAAGCTATGATCGCGCCCATTGAAGTATAACTCAATGTTACGCTTGTGACAAATTTCACGGCCCGTGAACTCTTTACCTTCGTATTCAACGCCTAGTATACGCACATTGATTGGTAAAGTAAGCAACAAGTCTTCTAAATCTTTTTCAGTATTGTAAACCCATACTTCGTCAACATAGCGACTACCTTTGAGTTGCATTTGTCGTTCTACGATAGTCTGTACAGGTTTATTTTTAGTAGAACGATCTAATGTTGGGTCGTTCTGTAATCCAATGATTAAATAGTCGCATTTAGTTTTTGCTTCAGCAAGCATTGCTACATGACCAGCATGAAACAAATCAAAGGACGAGCAGGTAAATCCAACCTTCATGCTCTGTTCCTATATTCTGCTGAATTATACCAAGCCCAAGCAGTCTTGATAATGTTGTCAATTGAACTTTTCTCAGCTTTCCATCCAAGTGCTCGTTTAATCTTATCTGGGCATGCTACTAGCGAAGCAGGGTCGCCGTCACGTTTGGGTCCAATTTGAGTTAACACCATACGACCAGTAATACGTTCCACTGCTGCAACAATTTCTTTAATGCTAATACCTTTGCCGCTGCCTAAATTGTATTCTACATAGCTAACTGCTGGATCATTATATTGAGTTGCAAGATAATGCGCTTCGGCAATGTCTTCTACGTGCAAGTAATCTCTAACACATGTGCCATCGGGTGTACTATAGTCGTTGCCGTTGAGAGTAAACACACCCTTATTCACAATAGTCTCTAGTACACGAGCAATTAGATGAGTTGCTGCTTTTAACTGGCCATGTCTACCTTTAGTGTCAGCACCGCATGCATTAAAGTATCGTAATGCAACTACTTTAAACTTATAGCCAATTGCAAAATCTTTAAGTACTTGCTCTGCCATTAGTTTGCTTTGCCCATATGGGCTCATTGGTGTTTTTGGATCTTCTTCGTACAACCAATTATCCTTAACAGGATTTCCATATACGGCTGCGCTAGACGAAAACACTACCGTTTTGTGCCAGCCCCTAGCGGCCAGTAATTCGAGTAGTCTTGCAGTACCACCTACGTTATTTACGTAGTATGGTGCTGGGTCTGCAATGCTCGGTCCAACTAAGCTCGTACCAGCTATATGAATCAATGCACTTGGATTCTTATCAATGATCATGTTAATGAACATTGCATTGGTAAATTCACCTTGCACAAACATATCAACTTCGGAGCGCACCCAGGGAGCAGTATTATTGCGATCAACTCCGATTACTTTAAAGCCAAGTTCTTTAAATCGTAATACAGTTTGGCCGCCAATGTAACCGTTGCAGCCTGTAATTGCAACCCACCGCTCGGGAATTAAATTATTGTCCATTAGTACTTTGCTCCAGCAACATGATCGCGATAACGATTGCCTGCACGATTCCATTGAGTAGCTTTACATTCTGGGCCACCTTCTGCAACTGTGTCAGCAGTTTCCATAATGTCAATGACGCGATCGATGGTGCCATTGTTCCAATCACTAATCTTACCCATGTTAGGGCTTGGTTGGTGCAATAGTACTTCAAGTTTTGCTAACGCATCTTCCATGCTCCAGGGAACGTACATACGAGTGTGATCATTTGCAAACGTTTCGGGGAAACTACGATATGCAGGATACAGAACATTACATCCAAGTGCATCAGCTTCACTTACAGTATTGCTTACCCAGTCTTGTAGCGCACAGTTGAACATCACACGGCTATCATTTACAATGGCGTAATACTGATTCTTGTTCAAGTCCTTGCGGATCTTTAACTTGCCTTCAGCTTCTAACTTGTATGCACGATCCAAATATTTAGAATTGTTGCTACGCAACGGTCCACCACTTAGTACTGCAAACTCAACTCCACTGTTGGGATTGCGACGATGGTATTCTTCAATCAAGTCCATAAAGAAGTCTGGTTGCTTCTCTTGGTCGAAACGTGCAGCAAATACTACACGCTTTGCCCTTTGATCAAATCTACGAATCTCTGCAGGACCACCAACTCGTTCAATTACTTCGTCTTTGCCAAACGCAAGACCACTGATGTTATAGATAGGAGCTTCGTAACCTGCAATACGCATATGGGCAACCATCTCTTCATTGGTTGCTAACACAGTTGCAAATTCATTTACCATCTTTTCATACAAGCCCATCCACTTACCCATGCCCCAGACATGAACAAAGTCATCGGGGTCAATCGCTTGTGCAAGGCAACGTACAAAAACACGCGGACGTTGATGATGCGGAATCTGATCCATAATGTATGGCAGCGATTCAATTCCAGGCTGGAACATGTCTTCGAAGTAGATCACATCTTCGTGTGTCACATCACCGCTACGCATCATTTGAACCAAGTTCATCATCTGACTCATGCCAAAGTAACTGCGGCCGTGTGCATCTAATACTTGTCCAACACTGATTGCTTTGGTATTGTCAATTGTGCTACCTGGCACAATAACATAATTAATGTCGCGGCGTTTGAATACTGCTTCGTTCCAGTCTTGCAACTGTAGAGTGTATCTTCCCTGGTACGGCTCAAGCGCCATATAAAATAATTTTCTCATTGATACCTTTTCTTATTGCTTATTATAGCAAAGCGCAAACGAAAAAGCAACGGTTATTTGCCGTTGCTTTTCATTTATTACAAGCGGTTAGGCATGCAACATAATCCATCTTCACGATGAATCGTTTCTGTATTATTCCACGGACTACGGTATAGTCCTACATGGATCTTAAGAGCCTTGCTGGCCCGTTCCCTTCCGCTTTGCACGTTAACCGTGTAAGTGAAACTACGATCACCACTTGCTTCGTGTGTACGAAGTTCTGGGTTATCAATAGAATATGAATAAATCATATCTGATTTGCACAAATCAGATAGGTACTGATTGTAGAACTCTAAAGGCAATCGCCCCAAGTCCTCTGTCAACACACCATCATACAGCTCACTGATCTTTAACAGATCGAACTTTACATGGTTAATGTTGAGACCAACCCGACGAGGTTGATACTGCTGGTTATAACTTCCGCGGTTGTCGCGGGTATTGTTATTGAACTTAACATGGCTGTTAAGCGTAGTGTTTGATGCATCCATTTTCGCCATCCTCTGAAACTTCAATCCAAATTTTACGATCTGTGTACTTTGCTGTAATCTGACCATATAGATCATCTGACATCATTTCGCAGGACTTATAATCCAATGCCAACGTTCCTTGGTTATATAAATTTTCCAACCAACGCTTGAACTGAATGAACTCAACATCTCGATCATCATGAAAGACTTCGAGATACACTTTAAAGTGGAACATGTGTCGATGAGGATGTCCTAGAAAAGAAACATCATACTCGTCACCTGTTGCCAACTTAGGATCCGTAAGTGCCGCCGGATACCTATGAACACCTTCTTTGCGGAAGGTTACCCAAATCATGTCTTGTGACATACTAACCTCACTTGATTAAACCATCTTTTTTTGCATACGCCCATAATTTAAAATCAATGTCTTTTGATAATTTTACAAGCTCTACAATATTACTATTGAGCATTTTAAGAAGCTCAATAGTAACCTCTTCGTTAGTTTTAGGTCCTGCATCTACTTCAAGTAATTTTTTTGCCATAGCAAATACCTATCAATCAATGTAGTTATTAGCTTTTAAGTAAACCCACATCTTCCAGTCAATTGCTTGCATGAACTTTAGTAGTGTATCCATCTTTACATTAAGTTCAGCAATACCATCTTCGGATACTGCTTCTTCTACTGCTACTGTTTTTGCAATTGGAACCGGACGTCTTACTGGCTTAGTAAAATTACCAACTTTAACTTCTTCTTCACTCATTTTATTTCCTTAGTTTACAGGGTTATCGCCTACATAGGCACTCCACGGTGTAAATACTTCTCGATCCATAAGTTTATGTAAAGAGTGGCACCATACACCAGGATTAGTTTGATTGAAACCTTTGTCATCAATCTTAATCGTTGTATTGTAGTTAAGCAACTTAGTATAGGGTAGTTTCACCGAAATCATTGGAATGATACGATTATTTTCACTCATAGTACTATCAAGAAATCCTTCAACTTGATCCGCAGTTGCATCTACTGTGATGTATGATAAGTAATCATCATCAAGCAATCCAGCTACCATAGCATCCCATGCACGCCAGGAGTAATGATCATCATTGGCAATGCCATGTAGACTCATATTAGCACCAAGGTAGATATGTTTAATATTATTACGGATAGCAATATTTAAAATCTTATCAACTGGTTGTAGTCCAACTACAAACAATGTAAGCAACCCTTTAGCAGGAGAGTTTTCAACTTCTACTCCTATAAAGAAGTCTTGTGCAATACGATCAATTGTCATCTTCATCATCCAGTTCATGTTCAAGAGCCATCAGCTTCTCGTTATCAAGGCTTGTCATGTCATCTTCGTCTGGGGTCTCTTCGACAGTATCAAACAAATCTCTGCCCTTGGCTGCATTGGCTGCATCAACACCGCCGAAGCTAATCGAGTTAAGGAATGTTGTATTATCAACAATCATCTGTCGAGCATCTGCCATTGTAGTAGCAGGATTAAACAGCACTTCTGCAAAGTTATTAAAGTACAAAATATCGTTTGGAATAAACTCGCTATGGTTGGGAGCCTTCTTACCAAACCCTGCCCAATCTTTATAGTCTACTGTGGTACGTGCATACTCAATGTCAGCAAGACGTAACGTTTCTTGTACAGCCTGGATATGGTTGTACACATTATGCGCCATGATAAGCAAGTACGATGTAGTGTCCCACGAAGTCTTACCAATCTTACCATTCTTATTAGCATCATTTGGTCCGAGATAGCAAATGTCGCCTGCTACCAAACGTTCCATAATAGGACCTTGATGAATCATTTCCAGCTGGGAGTTTTTCAACCCTTTGTTGTCAACACTCTTACTCATTGAGTAAGTTAGTTTGTTTGGCGTAAAGTAATTGTAGTTGTAACTCAATGCATAGCCACCTGCTGCCACGAATGGACTTGCAGCGTCAAAGCTAATGTTGATATTAGGATTGTGATGCTTTTGTAGCTGACGCTTGATAGATGTCAAATAGCAAGCCCACTTCAAACGACCAATGCCCAAGAAGTGGATCCAATCTTTATCAGCGATCAATCCATCTTCAATTAGATCAAGCATACGATTCAATACGCTTGGCATGTGCTTCATATTGATACCAGCAAACGCCCAGCCTTCTAACGTGCGGTCTTTGGTATAACCCATTTCCTCAACAGATGCTGGCATGCTAAAGTGTTTAATAGTGTCATACCATAGCTTAGAGTTATCTGGTGTACTACCAGAGATAACATTAAGAAACTTGGTAGCACCTGGTACACGATGCTTCATGAAGTAATGAAGGTTGTGTACTGAGATATCTAAAGTATCTTCAAACTTAGTTAGACCAGTCTTAAGACTTAATGGAGGTACAGCAGCGAACGCAGGAACGTCAAGTGTCATTGACCAATCAGAAGTGTGTTCAAGATAGCGTAGGATTTCCTCGCGGAACTTATCGCCAGCTTCACCTTTGATGTTTGCCCAATCCATCTTGATAACACCAGTTGCCAATTGGAAACCAGAGCTATCACCAACGATAATTGTTTTGCTACGATCACGTTTGTGAATCATTGGCTCTTTATCATCACAACGTGTAAGATTGCGGTCAGCATGTCCTGCTGAATACAATGCTACGCCATAGTGATAGTAAGAGTTTTCTGGATCTAAGAAGTTAGTACCTTGAAGTCCATGTTCGAACTTGGCAGGCACACGTTCTTTGGGTGTAAATGTTGGGTCAGACAAATCTTTACCAAGTTGCTTGGTATAGAAGCCGCTAATAGCTGGCAAATAGAAAGCGTAATTGCTTTCTATTGCCTTCTTACTCAAGTCAATTGTCATAGATTAGTTTTGTGAAGGAGTAATGTATTCGTACTTGATCAAGCCGCTGTCAAATGATACGCTTGTGGCTTTCTCACTTAGCTTTAACTCTGGAGTTCCTTGGCTGCACTGCTTGAATGCAGTTAGCACAGCTTGGATCGACAACGTCACTGGACGCTTCAATGTTTGGTTAGTTTCAGCAAAAATAAACTTACCACTGTGTCCACCACCTTGAGCTCCACCAAATGTAAAGATCAACTTGCCGTTATCAGTTGTAGCAACAAAGTTTGGATCAATGCTGGCATACAATGTACCACGCTGGACCAACTCGCTAATTTTATTAGCAGCAGGCTTTACTTCAACTTCCCAAGTTGTGCCTTTAAAGCTACGACTCTTAGTTTTCATTAAGTTAGTTGGAGTCAAACGGAACTCATCGTTGTTATTGTCCTTGCCAGTAAAGACCAAGCGATCAATTTCGCTCTTACTGTTAGTACCAGTTGCAGCCTTACTATCTTCAGACTTGTACAAGTTAGTTAAACCAACGTAAAAGCCAAGATTAAGTAAACCGCATTTATCTGGCAACTCGCTAACTTTGTCTTTGCTGTTTGCAAGTACAGTTAGCAAGTTGTCTTCGGGGTATGCAGTAAATTTAGTTGAGTCGTCTTCTTGTTCAACAAGGATCTCATCAAACAGGCCCAAGCCTGCGATGTTTTTTGCGATGTCTAGTGTAATGTCTTTTAGCATTGTTAGTTTCTCCAGTTATATGTTCAATTATAGTTTAAATTGTAGTGTAAGTCAATGATGTTGTTCTCCGTTTTAGGAAAATATATCAGTGATATGACCCTGCTCCTTTGATGCATTCAAATCCCAATGCAGTACTCCGAGCAAGTTGTCAATCTTAGAGTCAATAATAGTCTCTTCCATTGCAACGTGATCAAACGGTAGTTGCTTAAACCAATCTGGGAGATTCATCTCGTCAATTGGATAAGCGATAGATGTAATGTTGTAGTTGTTGGACCGCAGCTTACAAACAATTGCTTTCTGCCCGTCAGTGATATCCATACTACGTCGGTCACCAAATGCTTCTTTAAACCTGTTCCAGTTAATAGCAGCCATTGCATGACCTACACCACACTTACCTGTCTTTTTATAAACATCAGTATGTTTAGTTAGGTTGTTTACACGCTTAGGTGTGCCCTTTTCCCAACCTGGCCGCGATTTAAATTCTTCCCTAAATCCACGAACACGAGTCATAACCTCACGTTCGCTTACGCCTTCCAGTGTCATAGTAAGTGCTTCTTCTAAGAACTTTTGCATGAACTCTGGAGTATCTGCTCGCTTCATATCAAGGCCCATAGCTTTAACTTCACCCTTAGAACCATCTTTATCTTTACGCTTGCCTTCCTTATCAACGATAAGAACAGCATAACGTTTCTTGGTCATAAAGATACCTTTGGATGCAACTACTTCTCGACCTGCTTTGATAATCTCCCCTTGACTGGTTGGTGCATTGAACGCAACGTTCATGAATGCTGGGAATGTATCATTGACCTGTTCTGAGATAGCATCATATAGCTCAATAATCTTATCAGTACTCCAATCCATTTCACCTGATGCAATCTGTTCTTTGAATACTGGTACAGCACTAAAGTAAACAGAGTCAGTGTCACCATAGATAATTGCCTGGCCCATGTGATCCTTCTCACCTGTCAAGCAATCATTTACTGCACCTGCCATGTGACGTGCAACAAGACGTCCGCATAGTGTAGTACTCTGTCCAAGCCGTTGGTCGAAGAACCTGCTACCTGCATTAAGTAACGCACCATAAGCACTGTTCAAGTTAATCTTCTTGACCAACTGTCGCTTGTCCCAGAAGTCAAACATATCTGTGCCGTACGCTTCTTTGGCTTTGGCTTGTAATTCTTTACGTTCAGCATACCAACGTTCAAGCAGACCAGGGATAACTCCTTTGCTGGCATAGCTAAAGATTGTACCATTACCTGAGATCATCAATGGCTCGCCACCATGGAATACAAAGTCGTATACTTGTGCAGCACTCATCTCAGTACTGGTACCATCTGCCCAATCAACTGTTTCAGTTTGCCCGATGTCCCGAGCCATGACTGATTCGTATTCAAAGCAAGCAAACTTTCCATCCCAAAAGTCAGCAATGCCCTTGCCATCTGCAATAACTTCGTCAATGCCAGCTAATGTCCGTGTTTGACGTACTTGTCCAATGATAGTCTCAGGACTCATGTTCAATGCACGAATCAACGATGGGTACAGCGAGTTAATGTCCATTGACCCAATCCACTCGTGCATACCTGCTTTTGGTACTGCAACGTATGCGCCTGCGGCTGCATTATCTTTTGCATCAGTGCTTCGACGGGGACGATCTGGAACTACCATTCCCAAACGATGTGCTTCATTGATAACTGCTTGGTCAGTCACTGCCACTGCACCAAGTGTAGCACGAAGTCCTACACAGTTTGCATGACTGATAAGATTTGTAAGCTCAATGAACTTTAACTTGTTGTCAAGCTTCTTCAGCAAGATAACGTCTTGTCTGTTATATGCAATAAACTTTTCAAAGTCGTTGTTGTATAACTGATCCAACGTACCTTCGTACGCAATCTTGTTCTCGCCAAGTTCGTACTCGCCAATAAAGTCGAGTCGATATGTGTGCATCTCGTGGTAGTTGTACTTACGATACAATTCAAGATAGTCAAGGTGAACACGACCAATTGGGTCAAATGTTTCCAACTCCTTACCATACTTTTCAAACTCTCTACGTTTAGGAAACTGGTCCCACAAACACATACGACGAGTCTGATCTTTATTCATAACACGGCTAATACGATTAGTAGTATATGGAATATCAAAGCCTTCGCTGTTCCACCCTGACAACACATCAGCATCGTCAATCACATCAAGCCAAGTGTCAAGCATTTCCTTTTCAGTAGAGCACAACAAGGTGTTCTCAAACTTTGCACAGATCTCTTGTGCGACTTCCACAGACATTGCATCTGGCTTTAAGCAAAGTGTAATGGTTTGGTCAGTCCACATCAAATGCGTAGTAATAGCAGTAATGTAATTAAACGGATCACTTGGTGGAGCAAAGCCTTTGACTTTGTCGTATGACACTTCAATGTCGAAGAATGCTACATGAAGATCGGGCGCGTCTTGGCCGCCGTAGTTTTCTTCTAAACAACGATTCAACGGACGGTAATCACTTTCACACAATTTCTTGTTAGAGTGGATTCGTTTTTCTTTATCAAATGCAACTGCATTGCCAAGTATAACACGGCTAACAGCATCGCCAGCAATGTTTTTATACTTGCCCTTCTTGTCTGGGTAGTATAACACATACTTTGCAGGATACTCTTTTAGTACCCTCTTGCCGTCGACACGTTCTACAACGTGGACGATCTCTCTCTTTTTGTCAATATAAGCATCAATGAACATGTATTATATATTTCTCTTTAGTAGAAGTTTTTTGCCAATGCAGCAGACATTTTTTCGTTATCAACTTCTATATCAAGTTCTTTGAGTGTATTCTTAAACACAGTTTCCAAATCTTCGAATCGGTAGATGCTGTTATGCAGGCCCATGAAACCAGAATGCAGAGCTGCGCCATAAGCTTCTGGCCCCCACCCAAAGGTATCATATAAGACGCCACGATAGCTTCGGTGCTCATCCAACTCGCCTTTACATAGTTTCTCAACCACAGAACAAAATGCCCATAGTTGTTCTTCTGGTTCAAGACTTGAGTAATATGAGTTTGCCATTTGCTGATACTCGTCGGCAGCTTTGGCAAATTCTTTACCAGATTCGTGTAATGCATCCATTACTTCTTGTTTTTTAATTTCATCAGTCATATGCTATTATAGTGTTATTGTTTAAGTTTGTCAAGCATGTCTTCTTCCGCAGCTTCACGCCATTCTTTAAGCCATGAACTATTATCACATTCCCTTACATGGGTCATAACCCTCTTTCGGCCAGCACCTTCCATTGCCTCACCAATGAAGAATCTCATTAGAGGTTGCCCTTGTCGTTTAATAATGACGATCATTGGTTCGTCTTTATCGTTTTCCCATGAGTAGTCGTCAAAGCTCATTTTGTCCACACCAATTTAAATGTTATCATATCTGTTCCATGTTCAAAGTTTAACCATCCTGGATAAGTGCCGCTTATAGCCCACGTGCCCGCTTCGAATGTGTTCTTACACCATTCTGCTATGTCAAGTAATTCTTTTTTAGTATACGCTATTAAACTTGCCTTATGAGGTAGCCTATACATTGCAATTGTTTTTGGCACTACTGCCTTACGTTTCTTCATTATACGCTCACATTGATATTAAGTCAAATGCCGTAGCATACTGCGTCTCTGGCTCCATGTGGAATCCGGTCCCCCATACTACCCAGACTCTACGTCTAAGTAATCGTTCTAACCATATACGCTCGCCTGATATTGTTTTAACCGGCCACCAAGCATATACTTTGCTCCACGGATAACAGCCTGCACCATCTTCAATAATTGTATATTCCATTTGTTTTCCATTTGGAATAGATCTTGTTAGTGTTACCATCTTGTTTAACTCTATGTTCCATCCTAAACTTCTACCCCAAACTATTTTCATACGCACGACAGCGCAAATAATACTGCTTCTTCATCACATTCAAAATGAATCGACTTTTCTTTAAGATATCCCGGGCTGTGGTAATAAGGATGCTTACAATTTTCCTTCAACCATGCATCTACCAAGTGATCCTTATAACTACGCTGATAAAATGCTTGCACCTCATCAACTGTTTTGGCATACATTACCTTATGCAATACAGGAACTTTGAACTGCGGCAGTGTGTCGGGCCAGGGATTAGTATATGTCACAGTCATTAGCTACCCCATTGTAGTTTAAAAATAAAATAATCTTCAGAGTCTTGGAACGCAAAGAACCAATAGTCTCCGCCACCTAGTTCATTTACTTCCCACCGATTACCTGTACTCGGTGCTTTCATTGCACGTAGTATGTCGTATCGCCATTTGCCTTTTAAGTTCTCTTCGCACCAGTCACATATTTCATGGAACCCATCTCTGTATCCACCTGGACCATAATCGTAAATTCTGTTGTACACAAAGTTTTCGCGATTTTCAAAACAATGTACATGCTGGTATCCATTGTAGTAGTTGGCAATTTGTGTAGCATGTGGCACATAGTCTGGATCATATCTACGCTCGTACTCTTTACGATTGCGACATTTGTGCTTCCTTAAAAACCGATCTTCTTGCCAACACAGGTATCTATTCTTGATATTGAACATTGCATTTATGACCATCGCAATTTAAAATATGCAGCATCATGAGGATCATCAAAAAAATAATCAATCTTAGTATGATCATATGTGTTATAACCGTCCTGATGCAGATCATTGGTGATATAACTGGGACAATGTTCTTTGGCCCAGCTCAGTGGCTTCCAAAACGGAGAGTACGGCAATGTAACTATTGTACTCATGACCAGGTCAATTTAAACAGGGCTGCTTCTTCCTGACTTTCAAAGATCCATACTCTACCCTGTTGCTTCCAATGCTTGTTACACTCGTTATGCATCCATATGTTTATATCGCTTGCAATAGTTCGTGGCACTCTGCTTAACTCTACTCGCGTCCATCCGTGTTGGATCATTAGGTCAAACAAGACTTTAGCATCAATTTCATCGGCTATTTCTTTTGCAGCACGTGCAAACTGCTCTTCAAGCACTTGGGTAGCTGTTTTATTCATATTACTTCACCGCCCCAAGTTAGCAAAAACATATTGGCAGCTTCCCGCCATTCAAATTGCACAACGTCATAATTTGGTTCCTGTCCATGTGGCGGCTTGTGCCATTCTACATGAAAGCGACGAAAGTATGCACCTTCAGCATCAAACGCATCGCACCATTCGTACATTTCTGTAGTACATTTAGGCACTCGAATACGATAGCTAAAGTAGGGGCGGTTGTTGCCTCCGCTACTGTAGAAGTATTCCATTACAGATGAGATAGTTTAAACAACACTGCATCATCTCGTGTTCGAAAATAAAAATCCGTAGAATTGAATTGGTAAACTACATTCCATTGGCTTTTAAATGCACCCAATGTTTCACCCAACCATTGTTCGATTTCAGTAATCTTTACATTAGATTCATCTTGGCCAATCTTTATTTTATAAGGCCACAACTCTTTTTTTAGTACTCTCATACATCACCCCATGTCAGCTTTAACATAGTGAACAATTCTACATGCACATCAAAATTAGCACGTGGGTTATGAAAGTTTGATCTGCTCATCCCGTGTTCGTACCATTGTTCATTATCCTGTGCTCTGACCCATTTGGCTATTTGATTGTTGCATGCAATAGTGTACCAAGGCGACCCATCAACTGGTGCAGTATCAACCACTTCAAAACTTGGGGCAGCGAATGACATATCATCTATTACTTTTCTAAGCATATCGGCAGTAAATGTAGACTTGCCAAGTTGGCGTCCAGAGGAGAATGTCATCATTTCCCCACTTTTAATCCCGCCATAAACATTGTTGAGTGTTTGCTTTTGCCAAGGCGCTAGGCTCTCGCCCAGCATTGTTTCAAGATCAATTGTAGTGAAATCAGGATCATTCATATTAGGATAATGTTAAGTTATAAAGCATTATACATTCATCTGCATCATTCTGCGACCGAAATTGCCACATATTATAAGCAAGACGCTTTGATCCTATTTGTGTAGAGAGCCACTCAATTGCTGTGTCGATACTTAGGTCCTGCTCAATGCGATCCAACATGTGCATTCGGACAATGTGACCATAGTGCTTACTGTGCTCATATGTACATGTTGGATACTTCATACTATTCGTCCACCAAATCGAAGACTGCAAAGCATAGCGTCTTCTTTTGTACGAAATACTAGTTCGGCGATTTCGTCCCATTGGCCGCTAACATCGCTTACGTCACTGGTGTTCATGACCCACAGGTCATCATCACCGTAATATGTATTATAGTAATTGAACTCTGCTTTGGTAGTCATTCCTAGCGGGCTAACATTTTCCATTAGCCAGCTTAGAACTTCTTCTTCGTTGGGATCGCCTAAGTATATTCTAAACATTAAAGTTCAACATAAAGTATGCTGCCTCATCTTTGTCGGTGATATTTACAGTGATCATTGGATCACCGGAATTGAAACGAATTGTGCAGTCGGCATCAGGACAATGCTCTTTCATCCAATCAACAAACTCATTATGATTGTTGCAGTATACCCAACAATGCCAACCAACAACTTCCTCACGGAATTCACGACCTGGGTGATTTTTATCCTTTAACAGGACGTAAGGAATATCGTGCCATCCATCATCGTATCGCCAGTGATGTACTATAATTCGTTGATCCATATCATTGCATCCACATTTTAACCAATGCAATCGAATCGATTGTGACTAGCAAAACGTAGTTGGCAAGCATGCCAATGCTACCGCGCGTCTTGCTTGCCCATGCAAAAATTACGCATTGCGTAATAAACAATGGATATAAAATTAGAAACGGTGGATTAGGAACAGTTAGTGCCATGGTCAATGCACAGCCAATGCTCAGAAACCAAGCCAGAACTTCCAGCACACATCGTGCTGGATTCTCTTCCCAATCCTCACGAATGTAATTTCTTACACTAGCGAGTAATTGTTTCATTAGAACTTGTTGCCTGTGACTTCTAAGATTTCTTCCATTGCATCAAAGTCTGATTGATCCTTATCAAAATCTCCTTTGAATGCTTTAGTGATTACTCTGTTCAGCACTGCTGGCTTGATGTCCATTTCTTCTGCAATGGCTGCAACAGTTTCTTTTAGACCAACTGTGAGATCGTCAACCTCACGTTTAATTTGAATGCCCTCTTGAATGATACGCTTCAGTTTAGCAATTTGCTCTGGATTAAAACTCATATAAATCTCCGTTAGTTAGTGTCTTACAGAGTAATTATACTATAAATTCAATGAATTGTCAAGAGCTTTATGTGACTGAGCCCCAATTGCTTTTGGCCCTGATAGCAAACGCTAGCTCTTTCATACGGCCAAATTCCTTTGAACCTCGTGGGTGTGGTCCAGTAGCTTTCAAGTTATTATATGCTTTAACCAGTTCGGCTTTGGTCTTGCCTTCGTACTTGCCTCGCTCGCTTGGGCTAACCTTTGTCTCAGTATCCCACGCCTCGCCTACGTCTTTGGTTACTTCTTTGCCAATAACATTACGTCGATGTTTTAAGTAATCATCGGTCTTGTTGACCTTGCCATCATTGTTGATATCGCTATCCTCTTTCCCAACAGGGTCAAGGCCTTCGTTGATAATATCGATATATTTTCTTAATAGATTACCGCTCATAATGTTTATTCTCCTAACAATATTTAAGATGCAATACACACAAGTAGTTCGTACTTTAGTAGGGCTGTCTCTCTATATCTTCTTCTACACATTGATCTCCGTACTGGATCTCAATGATGCGACATGGTCTGTCAAACGGATTGCGAATTCTATGCCAGTCGCCAAGCGGAATTGCTACCTGTGAATGCTGGGTTAGTGTTAACATAGGTAATGCATAGCCACTATTCATTTGTTGATCTACTTCGCACTGCCCTTCAGTAATGTGCCATAGTTCATGCCGTTTAAAGTGTCGTTGCATACTCAGACTCTGATCTGGTTCAATTGTAAGCTCCTTAACTTTGCAACCAGGAACATCATGTAGTACGCGATAGTAGCCCCATTGGCGTTGAGTCTTGGGTGCTTTCCACTCTTCTAGTATCCAACTACTAGAGTTTTTTTTATGTTCGCCACCTACACCAAATCTAAACTCAACGTTATTAACAGACATCTCAGGTATGTTATTTGCATTACGATCTCCCCCATTGGCAAAGATGATCTCGTCATTGGGATATAGCAGTTGCACATTCTTAATGGCTTCAATTGCAGAGTCATCATTATCATTGAATAGAATTGCATGATCAACTATTCGTAATGACTGTATGATAGCAGTACGTTCTTCCATTGACATAAACGATCTGCCTTTCTTACGCTCTAGCCATGAATCAGAATTTATTCCAACTACTAACTTGTCTCCTAATTTTTTAGCAGCTTCAAAATACGCAATATGCCCCGAATGAATTGGATCATATCCGCCAGTACATAGTACAATTTTCATTTGTTTTTCCTTGGGTTACCATAGTGAATAACTGTATAACCCTCTCGCTCAGGAAGCGATCTCCATGGGTCTACCAGTATTGATCCTTTTGGAAATATACAGTACTGCTCAACACTACTTACAGTGACACCTGTGCCTGCATAGGTAACAGCCGCATTATGTGCCATTAAGAATACACTTGCTACTCCTGGCTGTACATTATCTCCAGTTAACGGATCTACATAGTTAAACTTTAATCCAGCTTCGGTTATAAAGTATCCAACTAATTCGCTGTAACTACCAATGGTGTATTCAACATATGGCTTATATGCACGTCCATGAATTACTATTGGCATATTGTGTTCTTTGCTCAATGCAACTAATCGCATTGCCATCTTTTTAGCTTGCATGTCACGGCTGTGCATAAACGAATGAAATAGATCGTAACCTAAATCAAGTTCTTCTGCTAACCAGCGTAGTGCAATATTATCGCGTGGATGGCAAGCACCTGCATCGCCCATACCTGCTGTGAGATAACGTGGGCCAGTAATACGCTGTGTCGCTGCTTTGAGCGCATCAGTGACTACATCTACATTGATGTTGCCATTGGATTCGGCTACGTCCTGAATCATGTTTACCAAGCCAATTTTAGCACTGATGAATGTGTTGTAGAAAACTTTAATGGCTTCGGCTTCATCCCATGTGCCCACATTGATTTGCGGGGTGTTCTTCATCATTGGCGCATAGAAGTCAATCAGCACTTGTGCATCACCTGTGCGTGTACCATCTTCTGTACCAATGATCAAGCACTCAGGATTTACCATATCCCACTTGACACTGCCCATAGCAATAAGGTACGGGTTATAAATGAAACGAGCGTTTGTGATCAAAGGTTGCAACTTATTGCGTACAGTTCCAGGTAAGACCGTACTTATTAAAACGACAAGTTGTTCCTTGTTTACATGCAGGTTGATCTCAGCCAGTACTGTCTGTACAATACTGTAGTCAAAATCCTTAACTGGTAAATCAGCAATAGGTGAGCTGCCACCGTATGCTGCATCGTGTGGTGTAGGTACTGCTATAAAGATCAAATTGCATCCTGCTACTGCTTCAGCAATTGAACTTTTAACTGCTACAGTCATTGTTGGGTCTACAATGCTGATATCATATCCGCTTACGCTATAATGCTCGGCCATTACTTCGGCACATGGCAAACCTAATTTGCCCAATCCAATCATTGCTACTTTTAATCGCATTTGTATTCCGTAACGTTGATACTGCCTAGCACATAAAGTGCATCGCAATCGTCTTTAAATTTTTCCTGATAGCCAAGAGTATTCATTAAAGTTTTAAAGTCATCATATGTTGTGCCAGTCTTGTACATGTGGAACTCGCTAATTTCTGCCCAGACTATACCCGGACGTAAACTTCCTATAGCACTGAACACCTTGTACTCTGCACCTTGTACATCAATATGAATAAAGTCTGGACTTAGATTATGTTCAATGCAAAAAGATTCTAGTGTAGTACTAGGTACGGTATATCCTTCTCCCCACTTCCAGCGGTTGTTTATTAAGTTAGATCCAGGTTCGCATACGCTGCCAGACCATGGCCATTCTTGCCCGTCTAATACTGCACTGGGATAAAATGTCAATGTGCCAACAGTGTCTGACATAGCTATATGAAAATAGTTTATATCATGGTCTACTGCTGTTTGTTTGTTTTGTGTTTCCCAGGTAGCAGCACACTCAAACGCATAGAACGTAGCCAAGGATAACGCTGCTTTAATTCGTCTAGTATCGTTTAAGTCGGCTGCACCAATATCAAATACTAGCGCATTGGGTTTTAGGTTATCAGCTAACCATGTTAAATTAAGATTGCTCATTTTCTTTTACTTGTTGATTGATCCAATTGTATGTTTGTGTTAGTCCGTATTCCAGATCTTCGCCAGGCTTCCACTCAATTGAATCTTGAATAAGTTTATTGTGACTAGTTCGACCCATTACTCCCACTGGTCCACTAATGTTTGTAATAGTAATGTCTTTCTTGGTAAGTTTTGCAATTAAAAATGCCAAGTTATTAATGCTAATCATTCGTTCGCTACCAAGATTTAGAGGAACCTCACAGTCACTTGCCATAATGCGATGGATACCTTCTATGCACTCATCAATGTATAAGAAACTACGTGTCTGATTGCCTGGCCCCCATATTTCGACGATTCCACCTTCTTCGCACATTGCAACTTTACGGCACAACGCAGCTGGCGCTTTTTCTTTACCGTTATTCCAAGCACCAAACGGGCCAAAAATATTATGAAAACGTGCAATACGAGCTCGAATCTTATAGTTACGAGCAAAACTCATATATAAACGTTCACTGAATAGTTTTTCCCAGCCGTATTCGCTGTCGGGGTTTGCAGGGTACGCACTATCTTCACTTAACAATGGATTTTCAGCATCAAGTTGATTGTGACTAGGATACATACATGCGCTTGAACTATAGAATACACGTTTAACGCCCTTTTTAGTCATCTCATGTACTACGTTTAAATTGATCATTGCACTATTATGTACAATGTCAGCATCGTGCTCACCTGTAAAGATATATCCGGCTCCGCCCATGTCTGCTGCCAATTGATAAATTTCATATATGTCAGTTGTAATCAATTTGGCAACATCAACTGGATCTCGCAAGTCTACTAGATGAAACTCGTCGGCAGTTGATGTCGTATATTCGGGCAGCTTTAAATCTGCACCAATTACATAAAATCCTTTATTTTTTAAGTCAGTGACCAAGTGACTTCCAATGAAGCCACCGGCTCCGCATACCAATACCTTTTTCATACTATCTTGTACTCCGTATTTGTTTATAAATTTTTCAACCAGCAGATTAGTCTGAGTATTCTTTAATAAATCATAGTTGTAGTCAACTATCTCTTTACATGCTTTACTAATTTCAAGTTTCTCGTCTGCGGACATTGCACATATTTTTTTAATCAGATCCAACACCATAAAAAATCGTGTAGTATCTGAAGCTTCATCGTCGTAACTCTCATCCCACAATGTGCTAAATGTTCTAAATCCCTGTTCTCTAAGAGCGTCAAGACTACCGCATGCACCCATCATAATAAATGGTTGCTTGTACATAATTGGCTTATAACTTTTCTCAGTTAGATGTACTATTTTTGTAAAGAAGTTTGTTTCGGAGATCAAGTGAACTAAACTGTCTTCGTAAAAATGCCTGGTAGATTCGAATTCGTCATACATCAGATTTAATGTTAGATCTGTACTATCTAATGTAAGAGGTAGCTTAGATTCAATCTGAATCAGATCGTCGTCGGTAATTGTATTCTCAATTGTAAGTCTTTCGATGAAATTTTTAACATGAGATGTAAACGTTCCGCCATTGTCAATTTCAGTCTTGCTAAAACTAATATAGCCATTGTCTAATAGATCATTTTTATAAAGATAACATAGCATCAATGATCTCTGCGATTGACTTCCCCACCGACGATTGAACATTAGGAATGATTTAGATTTTGGGCCAACTTTATACTCTAATGTTTTATTCGCAATGGTAGTTTTGTATACAAAATAGTAAAAGGGCAGATATTCAATATGGAGACCTTGATTTTCTAAGCCTGTACGTTCACAATAACTATCATACAATGCTTGTCCATTTGGACTACATGTTAAGTATATAATCTGCGACATTGGTAGGTTAGAATTTCTAAAATATGTGTCGATTTTAGATAAGTGTCGATCTTCTAATAGAGACTCCATTGGAATAGAAATTAATAGATATGCAGTTTTATTACGAATACGATCAAATACCGCCGGCGGCTGAGATCCTTGTCCAAGTATGCCATTTAGCTTAAATGTTCCAAATAAGTCGTCTACACTTTCCCACCAATAATGATTATACTCATATACAAACACGCCATTGGGCAAATGAGATGCCGAGTGTGTATTGACTAGATGTTGGCCTTTGAGCATTGTATAGCAGTTAGAATTTTGTAACTCACCTTTTAGTTCATTGACATCTTTATTGACACTAAACACACCAGACGCATTTGCCAAATCAATTACGCTTGGCGGCATATTATTAGGTATTGGATGTTTTGGGCCAATCCAATCAAATACAAAATTAACTTTTTTATTGTACATTTTCAACAATTGCTCTTGCTGCTACGCTTGCTTCGTATTCATTTTTACATCTATTGTAAAATGCAGTTAACTCTGGAAATGTTGTCGCAAAGTTACTTGCATTACGTGCATCATGCTGCCCTACATACAAGTAGAAGTCATGCCTGGCAATTACATTTTCCTTTGATGTTGGACTTTCTGCTTGTACAATATGCAGTAACCTGTTCAAGCTATCAATTTCGTGTGGGTAGAATCCATCATGATAATCAAATTCCTGAAATGTAGCTGTATTGCGTTCAGCCCATTTAATAGTGTCAGCCAACGTATTTGTCATTCCATCGTCAGCAATTAATGCACTTAGATAACGCGGGTGTCGTAAGTAAGGGAAATCCAAATTAATGCCTCTGATTCCGTTTACTTTACCTATGGTAGTTGCACTACGTCTAATAGATAGTATGTCATTTAGGAACTTCTTAAAGCGCGGAATGCTCAACAGATTAAACGTACACATAATAGTAACATCTAATGTTGGATACCGTAATGTAAGATTCCAAAGATTATAGTACCATTTCTTATAATCAAGACCCGGGCGAATATATTCTGCTTGCTCGCCCCACGTGTCGCATGACGTAAAAATCTGCAGACGTTTGACCATATTGCCATCTTTGATAATTTGGCATTTGGCAAAGAATTCGTCTATTAGCTTTTGATCAACCCCTAAATTAGTATTGATAGCAAGATCTAATTCTGGGTTGGGATTTGCAATAATCCAATCCAATGTTTTAAATGTTTCTTTGCTTAATAACGGTTCACCGCCGGTGATCCGAAATGTACGTAGATTTGGATATAGTGTAGGCCACCAAGCCCACCATGCTTCAATGTAAGGATTATGTTCTCTGTTAGGGATTGGTAGTCGACCAGATTTTTCTAACCATATAAGGTCATGCGATATGTGGTTGCTTAATTTAAGGGGGCCGTGGCGCTTTGCTGTTTGCATTAGCGTAGAGCTGATATCCGGACTGCAATATGAGCAACCAAAGTTACATACGTTACTAAATGATACTTCTACATACGCTGGGATTACGTCAGCATCCCAAGGCATTTTAGCAGATGATTCAAGATACGGTTCGCCCCAGGTTGCGTCGGCAGATTTCCTAATACGATCACTGTGATGAGCACCTGGGGCATCTTCTACTCTCCAGCAATAGTCACACTCACTTGGTCGCTGTCCTTCCAACATTAGCTTACGTTGTTCTTTTTTAAACTTTGTATTGTGCAATGCAGATGGATTATTTTCCAATTCTTCAATTGGAATTTTGTGGGTTGCAGGGTGATGGCAACTGTGTGTCTGTCCAGTTGCCAAATGTATTGTAACTTGCTGCCATTTTGCTACACAGAATGTCGGACTAACTTTGTCCAGTTCCTTGTGTATGCGAATCATTCGATCATTGTAGTTTTCAGTAGTTTTCATTGTATGCGTACTTATCAATTTAAAAATTCCAGTGTGACTCGATGGCGCGAACAACTTGATCTGACACCAAATGATCCATACTATTTCGGTTTGTAAGTAATTGCTTATTGTGTTGTAATATTGGCGTACAATTAGTCAATAGTACGCTAAACTCTTCTTCGCTTAATTTAGTAATGTCTCTAAGGCTATGTACCAACGCTGTGGCTCGTTCCATTGGGTTTAAGCATAAGTCGTACTCTTCATTTATATACGGGGCAAAAGTTTTAAATCCCAGCTCCCGTAAACTTTGTAGATAAAATGGTGCAGCCATTACTAAAAATATCTGACTCATAAGCATTGGCTTCCACACCTTCTCAGATGCAAACGTTGCAGCACTAAAGAACAATGTTTCAGATATGATATTAATAGGAAAGTTCTGAGAATACTCCCCATTTAAATTTAATGCATAATTGAAAGTAAAGTCTTCAGTGTCTGCAATCAGTGGTAATTTATTGTACATTGAATTAAAGTCATTGTCAAGAGCATCAATATGCCCATTGAAACGATCTTTTAAGCATTGCCACTGTAGCGGGATATTCCAAATCTTATCGTCCCAATCAATTTCCTTTTCACCAAAGTGCTTGGGCATGCTGACTGCCCCAGTTTCGATTAGATTGTAGCGTTCAAGCATTGTAAGCAGATAAATTCTATGCGGGTGAGGTCTGCGGTTTAAACACATCCAACGTGGGTTGCCTGCTGTGTATGTTGCTTGTAGAATTGGTGCGTCTATTTGGCACATCTCCCTGTCTCGTAGTAACCAATTGGTAAAGAACCCGTACCATGCGGCCCGCATATTTTCATATGTTCGTTCTTGTTTGCACCATTCACTATATAATGCTGCTACGTTGCAGCTTGAGCTAACATATAACACACGGTCTTGCAGTTGATTGTCTTCTATCCATTGCCATACATCGCCAAATAACTCTGTAGTAAAACCTTCTTCACTGTAGTCTAATATGATCTGACAGTTATAATCATTCCAGGCGTTTAATCTATTTGGGTCAGACTTAAACCATTCTGTGATATACTTTAATTTTAAAGAAGTCCATCCACCATGCAGGCCAATGATTACCACATTGTGGCCTGTTGCGTACTGATCAAATGTTTTAAATTCGTGTGTATCGTTGCAGTATTTAAATATAGCAGAATCAATTTGTGGATGTATAGTAAAGTGTTGAGTTTCACCTGAATCAATTTTCTGTTCCAGATAACGATTCCACAAGTTTTGATCGTTAAGGTCAGTTGCTATTGTATCTCCGTACCATGTAATCATATGAATACTTATGTATGTTTTTGGCCAAAGGAAAACCCAAGCGTGCTAGGTAATTACTCCGCAGAGGCTTGGGCCGTGTTAACTATACTTATCTTATTCTAGAGCCTGCAACACTTCCAAAATGTGTTCATAATGCTTTTTACGATCTGCCAGGCCAATGGTGCCACCATTGATCTTTTTAGTAACAGTAAGAACATCACCCTTGTCAGCCCATTGATTTAATTTACGTGTATCCCAGAACCAACCTGCGCTTAACACTGCAACTGGGTTGTCTGCCACTGAATCTGGATCTGTTAATAAATCCAGCTCTAGTGCATTTCCGCAATGTGTGTAGTTGTCTTTGCCAGTCAATTGAATAATGCCACGGCCGCGATACTTGTATCCATCGCCGCTTGCTTCGTCGCCATTGCCCATACGATTGCAGTAAACTCTATTGGCAATTTTTTCAGGCTTTTTAGCATATGCGTCAGCCACTGCTATAGTTGAGAAATACTTCTTAAATGTTCCGTTTAACCCCTTAGCACTATAAAACAAGTTCTCTGAAGTTGTTGCAAAGTTTCCAGACTCATGTGCAGTCTGCGCAATAAACATTGCCATACGTTCAGGCGTGCTAATATCAAAATGTTCAAATGTTTCATTGAAACCTTCAACAAACTTTTCTAAATTAGAAACTTTAGCGTCTGGTAAACACTCTTTAAGTATATCAATTGTTAATTCGATCACATTAATCTCCTTTTTTGACGGCACGAGCGATTTCGTGCGCCTTGTTAATTGTGCTCTTCTTCAAAGGTGGCTTATCACCAGTGCTCTTCATTGCGGCTGCCATACCAATTGCATACGGATTTTTATCAGCTTCTTTAATGTTTAATCCAACGTTGATTTTTGTCTTTAGTTGGAAGTTCTTTAATATGTTAAACTCCTGCGGTGTAATTTTACCTACACGATACATTTTATTGATCAATGATTGAATTTCTGGTGGCACGTGTGCGTGCGGCTTGCGTTCAGGCGCACCATACTGATTATCAATGTCAACTGTATTGTTGTCTGGCTGACTAAAGTAATCGCGCATTTGTGCCAAACTTGCTTCTTCAACTGGAGTTTCAGACCCAACTACTGCATCGTAACTATCCATGCCCAATGTCTCCCCGCTTGCACTCATTGCAGTTAAACGTTCTGCCAATGAGTGCAGATCCATATCAGACTTGGCATCTTCACGTGCATATTCCATAAGGCGTATAAACAATGGTACATCTACACAGATCTTATCTTTGGGATTGGTTTTAACTGAGTCAGACTCATCTAATTCGCCTTCGTCGGCATAATCACTAAGGTCGAGACTGTGATATGAATGAATTGCTTCTTGAGCAATTTCTGAAACACTTGCAACTGTCATTGGCAATTCTTGTTTATCACCCATAGAAACTTCACCGCCTGGATAAACTACACCATTGGTAGCTGAAACCCATCCATTGTGAATAACTGCAATCACTAACATATTATGTATATTGTGATCGTTTGGTGCGCTGAACAAAAATACATTATCGTCACGTTTGGTCATCTTCCAATTTAGATTAGATGTTCTCAAAGTCAGTGATAGTTGTTTAATAAAATCAGGGAATGATAACACAGTACCTAACATATAACCTTGCTCTTCGTCGCCTTCGCCTTCCGCCACACCTTGCTCGGACATTGAACTCAATTCAATGTAGCCTTTTTGCTGTGCGTCACTCCATCTTGCCCATTCACGACCATCAATTGATACAGTAGAACGACCTGTCATACCAGTGTATT